AATTAATGGGTTGCCAAAGGCAGGGCCATTTGCAAAGTCAATGGAAACGCCAAGGGTTGGAGTACCTGGCATTACAAATCCAAAACTCTGGCAGTAATTGATCTACCTGAAGTTTGACCAGCCAAAATACCATTTCTAACTGTTTCAGTTAAATCATTTGATGAGGTAACACTGCCATTAACAGTAATATTTACGCTAGGAGATGATGCTCGCTCACCAGCCCGATAATCTTGATAACCAGGTAATCCACTATTGCTAGTCATCGGGCTTGATGTATTTCTTTCACCAGCACGATAAGCACCATAACCAGGTAATGAGGTTTGTGGGTTAGGAATTGTTTCAACCGCTTTTGTAAAATCTTGAACTATTTTATCAACAACATCGCTAGTTGTAGGAGGCATACCACCGCCACCGCCACCTGGAATATTTTGTGGAGCAACAAAGGCACCCTTACCAACGGCTGCAAGATATTTGTTTAATTCCTCTAATGCTGCTTTCCAACCATCGGCTGCTGCATATCCTGCTGCATCCCAACCTTTACCTAAATTAACATTGCCAGTAACTGAAGCAATATATTTAAGAACTTCAATGTTGGTTAAATTCCATTTAGCAGCAAGAAGGTTTACTTCCTGCTCGGAAATTTTGCTATCAGCAATAACTGTTAAAATATCAGCATAACGCTGAGCAGCAATATTCATACGCTCAGTTGCATTGTAGTTAGCAAGTAATTGATCGTACATTCTTTGTTGAGCAAGATTTTGCTCTTTAAGAAGGTTTAATCTAACTGCCTCAAGTTGAATTGGATTAGTTTCAGATGTAGGCACCACGCCCATTGCCTTTAATTTATTTAAGGCTACCTGGCTGGCAAGTTGCTTCTGTTGCTCAGCAGTTAGTTTTGTGGTGTTGCCCAATACTTTGCCAGTAGTTCCTACAACTTTGTTATAGTCTTTTGCTATCGCAGTTGTTGTTTTCTCTGTTTTAGTAAGTTCTTTATTATTCTTGGTCAATTGCTTATAGGTAACCAAAGAAGCAGTTGCAAAAACTGTTAAGGCTGCTGCTGCGGCTAGGGCCGAGGCTCCACCTGTTGCAAAAGCGGTAGCGGTACCTGCTGCGGTGGCTGCTGCTGCCTGGCGCCCGAAGGCTGCGGTTAGAACATTGATCGCACCACTTAGGGCGATAACACCAGCATAAACTTTTGCTGCTGCAAATGTGCTAACTAATAAGGCGCCTAGAACTTGAATAGTTCCAAGGTTGCGCTGAATATAATTAAATAAATCAAAAACCTGAATTATTAATGCAGGAAGTTTGGTTAGGATTGTATCTAAACTTGCTGCTAATTTATCTTTGTTAGCCGCAATCCAAGCCTCTAATTGAGGCAAAACTTTAGTAGTAACTATATCGGCAAATTTTTCGATAACAGGTAAAAGTGCATAACCAAGGGTTTCAAGAACTTCACCATAGGCAATATTTAAACCTTTTAATCTAAATTCTAATGTTTGGGCGCGTTTAGAGGCGGCTCCTGCTGTTTGCTTATTTACTTCCTCTAATGCTTTTCCATAGTTTTTAGATTTAATTGTTACATTACTTAAACCTGGAACTAAAGTTTTAAGTGCTTTAAATTGTCCTGCACTTGCTTTTATTATTGCACCAACGCTAGTTGCCAAATCAGCACCTGAAGCAGCACTAACATTAAGCGCCGTTGAAAGTAATTCTTGCCCGCCTGCAATTGATCCAGTAGCAGCAACTAGACGGCTTAGGGCAGGGCGGAGTTCATCATCGGTAACAGAAACTTGTTTTTGTAATACTGTTATGTAATCTTCAGTACCAGCAATAGCGGCATCAGTAGCGCCAACTGTATTGCGCAAAGAGTTAGCAAGTAATACCTGGCTCTTTTGATCCTCCATAGCAGCACGAACTGCATCAGTTCCTACCTTAACAGTGAACGCACCGACAGCAGCGCCTGCTGCTGCAAATGCCAGCGCTGATCTTTTAGCAAATTTATCAAAATCTTTGCCAAGTTTGGCTATATCTTTTTGAGCAGCCTTTGAACCTTTAGCAGAGTATTGAGTAATAATCCGTGCAATTACTGCGCCAATGGCCACTTTAACTCCTACCATTCAAATTAGTTTGTAATGTTTTTTTAGCCTCATCTAAGGCTGCTGCAACTCGCCTTTGGATTTCATCTTTATCTTTATCAACAACCGCCCAAATAAGGCGTGATGCTTTTCCAAATGAATTGCTTAAATATCTAATAAATTGATTTCGTGATGCGTTGCCAGTTCTGCCTGCAACTTCAAATATTGCACCAGCCGCGCTCTTATTGATTAACGCACCAGCGCTAGTGGTGTAATCACCACGAACTTTACCTTGCGAACGGCTTTTGGTTATGCCTGCTTGGATTGTGGAAACATCCCAGGCTGGCCAACCTGCGCCACCGCGAGTTCTTGGATTAGCGGCTGAAGTTTTACGCCAGCCGCGCATCGGTGTTCCATAAACAGGATTAGTAAATTGAACTACTAAGTTATCTGCTGATCTTTCAGCGCTAGTTAATGCGTCATTAATTACTTTGTTAAATTTTCTAGCCGCCGCTTTATCAAATTGTTTTAAGGCATCTTGCGTTTCTTTAATACCAGTTAAAACAATTACCTCATCAGCCATATTTATTTGCCTTTGCTCTTTCCTTTAGATAGGCGAACATTGCTTCTAAGACACCATCAGGGGCATCTATCAAATCAATAGGAGAGATGCCCAACTCCACCGAGGCCGTTGCAATTGCAAAGGTTAGGCTATCTCGGTGGATTCTGAATTTGGGTCAGAAATCATCTCCACTGATTCAAGTGTATCTAAGAACTCTGGGCCAAAAGGTTTTACAACTCGGCCATTATCTTTCAAAGATTGCCAGGCGAGGAAATAGATGTGTTCCATCTTTTGATCCTCTGCAAATAATTTTGCTAATCCTTTACCAAACTTTTGCTCAAAAGCAACGATGGTGCGTGGGCGTAATGAAAAAACGCTATCTACACCATCGTTAGTTTTGATCTTTAGTGATAATCCATCCATTTTATTTCCCCCTAGTTAGTTATGATGTTGCTTTTGTTATTGCACCTGATATTGGCCAGGTAACACTTGCTGTTGCTAGTTCACCTACGGCACCTGATAGCGGCTGCCATTCTGCGATCAAGGCGTTAAAACTAAATTGCGGATTAACCGCAGTTGTAGTTCCCGCTACTGGCTTAATTACCATTGCAGCAGAAGTTCCAATTGTTGGGTAAATTATAGATTCTAAAGCACCAGATGCAAAATCCTGGAAAAATTCTACTGTTACCTGATTATCGGCTAATCCTGCTACGCGAGTTCGTGCAGTGTTTCCAAAAGATGTTGTATCTACAACATCTAGTGAAGTACTTAAAGTTATTGAACTTACATAACTTGAAATATCAGTACTTGCAAAAGTAACTGAAGCGTTAGTTAATACAATTCTTGCCATTATGCAACCGCCTTAGTGATTGCGCCAGAGATTGGCCAAGTAACGGATGCGGTGGCTAATTCGCCAACTGCACCTGAAAGTGGTTGCCATTCTACTACCGACGCAGAGCATGTAAAGGAAGGGTTGGTTGCGCTAACTGCTGATGAAGTTGGTTTTACAACAACTGTTGTATTGGTTCCAATTAGTGGAAAAATTGTTGCTTCTACATTTGATGTTGCAAAATCTTGATGAAACTCAAGAGTTAGGGAATTATCAGACAAACCAGAAATACGAGTTCTAGCCGCTACTGATGAAAACCCTGTTGTTTCTACGACATCATTAGATGTGCTTAAAGTTACGCTTGCGATGTGATCAGATAAATCAACTGAATTTATCGTAATCTGCGCATTTGTTAGAACTATTCTTGCCATGTTTTGTTGGCTCCTTCTTGGATTGCTGGTTTGGTTGTTCCCCCACTTGCCTTAATGTGATCGCCAGCAATTAGTGCTTCGATGTTGGCTCCTGCATTAAGCAATTCTTTTTCGGTGATTGTATCACCTTTGACTTTGTTACAAACTTTTAATTCTGATGTAATTGTGTAAGACATTTTTTCTCCTTATCCATAAAGTGTTACGCGGTATCTATAAGATAGAAATAAAGCGCCAGCAGATTCATAAGTGCCACCTTCAGCGCTAATAACCCTAAGCGTGTTTACTGCTCCACCTAAAGTTCTATCACCTTCAATTGCAGTTTTTATTGAGCCAGCACCTGTTCCTGCTAGAAAAGCATCTAACTTATCCTGAGCAACTCTTTCTGATAGGCGTTGAACAATCACCAACACATCGCAATTTGCTTGGTCTAAACCTCGCGCATTGTTTAAATCGAAGGTGAAATCTAATTGACCAACAATGGCTGCTGGTGGGCTAACAGTATCTGGAATTAAATCATAAACTCTAAGCCCACTAATTGTTTGAAGGCGAGTTTTTAAACCATCTCTAACATTGCTTGGAATCACTTAGCCAATCCGCCGTTCTTGCGGAATGGGCGAAGTAGAACTTCAACATCTGCATCAAGGCGAGAATACAATCTAACAGTTCCCATTTCAGGGCTACCAGCAATTCCAAATGGTGATTGCCTACGCCCAAATAATCGTGATGATTGAATTAGAGTAGCCATATTTACTTCAGGTGGCACTGCTGAAAATCCCCAAATTCCTTTAATTCTAAGTGATTGAGGTAATTGATATGGAAAAATATAACTACCAATTGCTAAAACTCTATTGTAAGGCCAAGATTTGATTGGGTTATTAATTGGCTCAACCATATAATCACTCGTTGCCCAAACAGTTCCATAAGTACGATCAAAGTTATCATCAGTAGCAACTTCACTAACTGTTATTACATCATCAATATTTACTGTATAAGGATCAACTGGAGTGTAATAGCGAGTTACTGTTGATTGAGTTGTTCCATTAACATAAAAGAAGCGCTCAGTGTAATCATCAATCATTCTGCTAGCAGAAGTAATAGCAGCCTCTAAAGCAGTATCATCTACTGAATCAGTGATATTTAATGAGGCTTTTAATTCAGCCAATGTGCAGTAGCCGTTAGTTATTGCCACGCTTTATCCTTCTTTCCGCTTTAGGTAAAATCGCTCTTTCAAGTTGCGGCTGGGCAGTAGCCGTTTCTTTAGGTTTAACTCTTTTGTTAAAAATCTTTTTTAATCTTTCCATAATTTATGGTGCCTATCATCTAGCCAATATGATTTTTGATGAGGCAAAATTGCGCCTGTATTCACATATATTGGAAATCCAAGGGAGCGAATACGACGGCTAAAAAGTAAATCCTCACCTATCCATTCGCCATTTACTGGCCCATCCCAGAACCAACACCAGTTTTTACCCATACTAGGATCAGCAGTTTCACGCATCTTTTCAAGAACGCTGCGGTGAATTAAAAGGCAACCTGTACCTGCGGCATCTATCTCAAAAACTTTATTCTCATCATATTTATAGAGAGGTAAGAATCCCTCTGGTGCATCTTGGAATATTGCTGGAACTGGTTTTGGATATTCACTCTTGCCGTCATTAAAAGCAGCGAATACTAATCCTGCTACAACTGGGCGATCTAAATCGTGAGCAGTATCAATTAACTTATCAAAAGTTGCAACACCTAATTGCTGATCGCTATCTACCATTAGAAGCCAATCAGATTTTGTACTATCCAAAAATTGTTTAACTATTTGATTACGAATCTTAGAAAGTAATCCTGAACCTTTAACTCTTACAAACGGCCCTAATCTTGATGATCTTGATTGGGCTAATTGAATCAATGTATATGCGAATGAACCATTTACTTGGCCTGAATCGCAAGAACCTATTGTTACTTTATGTGCGCTTTTCATAGTTCCCCCGAACTACTTAGGAGTTTAGGTGACTTAATCGGGGGAGGTTAAGCCACCTAAACAGTTCTTAATTGCCTTCTAAATTAGAAGGATGGTGCTGCTAAACCAGTTCCGCTAATGATTGATGCGGCTTTCGCATAACGCTCTGCGGTGAAGGCTGCATAACCATAAACAACTGTTTTAACAGTTAGGTTACTTGCGCCTGTTGCCTCAAAACGAAGTGAGAATGGTGATCCTGGTTGCTCGAATAAGTGCATCTCGCGTGAATCAACCAAGTAGATTTCATCTTGGTTTGTTGAAGCACCATAGGTTAGACCAACTGAAGCATCAACAATAATTGGCAAGCCAAGTAGTTGGTAACCTGAGTTGCCATATTGTGCAACTCCTGCACCTGTTGCAACTGCATTCATTGGGCCATTTGCTGCTGGTACGACTAATGGTCGGTTAGAACCATCAACGCCTGCTAGCAAGAATGCTAAACGGCGTGGTGCCATAATCCAGTGCGTTGGTGTTGCGAATGTATTTGATTGAACCTGAGCCAGTGCATCGGCTAATTTTGGATACAATAACGCAACTGTTGGAGTTGTTGCAGTGAAAGTAATTGCGTTTCCACCAGAGTTACGAATACCCTTGATAGTTCCAGCAGTTCCTGCACCATTTAATACCTGTGCATCAAGTGTGGTGTGCCATGAACGAATTAGATCGCCAACTACGAAGGTATCAATTCCTGTTCCTCTTTCAATGGCTTGTCTACTTAGGTCTTGCTGGCCAGCGATTGTCCTGATGTCCACAGTTAATAGTGTGTCGTCAGCATCGGTTTCAGAAACATCAGTTGCCTGTGTTTGTTGAATGGCCGTTGAAGTTCCAGTGGTCATGCGGCTAATATTCAGCGTCATCCCAGTTGGGCCTAGCGCAATCTTATTAGTTGCAAAATCTAGCGTGGGACGTCCACTTCTGGCTAATGGTGCGGCTAACGAAGTGAGGTACTGTGGAACCACTAAACCATCAAAGTTTGCAGTTGTTCCATCACGGCGTTCAACTTCTTCCTCGCGCATGTGGCGAGCAAGACGATCTGAAGCATTGAAATCTTGCTTGAATTGTGAATTGTAAGCATCTCTAATAAATGATGCTCCTGAATTCTCAGTATAGGTACGCTCCTCGCGGATTACCTTTGCACCGCCAGACTTTGGCATTGCTACATCTGCAACTGCTGCACGAACTTCTGCAACCTTTGCATCTGCATCTACCTGAGTCTTTAGATTTTCAATCTTTGTATCTAGCGAGCGTGATTCGGCAACAAGAGCATCTACCTTCTCTGTTTCCTCAGCAGTTAGATCGGTGCGGTTCTCTGCGGCTACTGCCTCAAGAACTGCATCCATCTCTGCCTTCACTGCATCGCGGCGTTCAATTACTTTGTCTAGGAAAGACATTAATTTAACTCCTCGGTTAGTTTGGATTTTGAGGTGGTGGCGATACCTTGCGCGGCGCTAAAGGGTGCGCAGTTCGCTCCGACTTCATCTGTTGTATTTTTACAACAGAAATTTATTTTGTGTTATTTATTATTGCTTGTGCTAGGCGTAAAGATATTTTACGAGATGAATCCATTTGTGGCATATCTGGCGCATCTTGTGGCATATCCTCAACAGGTAATATTTCATCTGCTGGCATATTATTAACCAGCATTTGTTCTAATGCTGATTTAACTTCCTCGATGTAGTCATAACCCTCAGAAATTTGTTGTAATGCTGCTTGAAGTGCAATTAATGAGTCGCCAGTTACTTCACGACCCTCTTTAATTGCAGTTAATGTTTCTTTTAATTTTTCTCTAGCCTCAACTGTTGTAGTTGGGTAGGCTGGATAAGTTACTACTGATACATCGCCATCGGCTAATGAAACCTCAGTTAGAACTCTAAGACTACGATCCTCGCTCCACTTTTGGCGAATAACTCGGAATGCAAAACTCATTTGATCTACATCGCCACGCTCAACCAGTTTGTAAATATCGCGGGCCTCAGTTGTATCTGCTAATTCAGCCTCAAAATATAATCCGCGCTCATCCTCAGTAAGTGTTAATGTGCCATTCTTTGATCTTGCTAGTGGCAAACCTTCATGATTAATAAGTAATCTAACATCAGGAGTTTCAGTTAATGTTTTACGAAATGCTCCTGGCGCAATTGATTCTTTAAAAGGTAGTGGAACACTTGATTCATTAAATACGGCAGCGTAACCAGCAAGGCGCATTGTGCCATCCTCTGCTGATCTTGCTTGCACATCTTTTACTGTATAAGTGCGGCGTTCAATCTTTTTCATTTCTCTCCTTGATTCTGCTTCTGCATTCAGAGCATCAATTTTGCGTTGCGCCCAATTCTGCGCTCTATCTGAAAAATTGCTATCCCCACCCCAAAGAAGCCAAGCAACTAAGCCTGCTCCTGGATAACCTGGATCGGATGGATTACTGTTTGAAGGTGCTTTACCATCAACTTGATGGCGAGCAAACCAGGGAGCCATCTTTCTTACTTTTGGTTCTGTTATTTTTCCAGCAGCCATATCTCTCGCTGCTGCGATGGTGGCTGATAGT